TTGTAACCAGTGTGTTCAGTTGTTGCCATATTGCTTATGCGATTTGTGCGATAAAGTATTCAAGCGTCTGCATATAGGATTCATCGTCGTTGTCCGAAGTCGCAGACCTCAGCTTCGAACGGTATTGGCCGCCCTGCATATTGGTTGCAATGGCGCCTTCGACCGATTGCCGGATGGCCAGCGCGGACGCGGCGGTCCTGGCGTAGATGTAGAGCATCAGCGTGCCCGCTATTTTGCTGATGCCGCCCTTCACATACGTCGGTTCGGTGTCCAGCGTATAGACGGCATACGGCAGATGCTGGGTACCAGCCTCGTTTTCAAAAACGGGGCAGATGCCGTCGAGCACCTGAGCGAGCTTATTGCCGATGGATTCGTTCATAGGTTGTCGATGTATTGTTCCAGTCGGGTGATGGTTTTGTCTGCGATATCATCCGCAGCGCCTTCGCTGGCTGGGTCGAACCAGTTACGAGCCGGTTGGCCCAGATTGTTCCGACGCTTGCGGCCGGTGCGGATTGCGTGGTCGAAGGTGTGGGACGGGTCCCGGCGTGCCAGGGTACCGTAGTTGTACCAGTATGCCTTCATCCATTCCCAGTGAACGGCCTTCGGGCCGAAGAATCCCACGACGCACGAGATGATGCCTTTCTTAGTCCTGACGGAGACTTTCGACAGGCCCTTCCATTGGGTGTACGGGGCCGCCGAGCGCATCCTTGCCAGGTGCGGCCGAGAAGCGGACCGCATGGCCTTCTTTGTCTCGGCTGCCATTTCCTTCGGCATCTTCTCGAACATGGCGGTGATCCTATCCGCACCCTCAACGGTCGCTCTCATCGCATCACCTCCTCTGCATAGATCCGACGGAACGGAGAGATCCGCTCGATCGGGTCGATGGTTTTGATGTTGTACTGCTTGCCCTGCCAGAGGATGCGCCACCGGGTATCCATCCCCGGCACGCGATACATGGTCGCGTAAATGCTATGGCCGGAGTAGATATTGTTGGCGGCGTCGGACTCGCTGGTGGCGGGTTCGATCAGTGCCAGGGTATCCTTGACGGGGTGGTAGGATTCCACCTTCTCGCCCCGGGCCCCGGTAGAGGTCTCGCAGGCCAGCAGCGTGATGCGCTCGTCGAACCTTCCTATGTTGACGCTATCGGCCATGATATTTCCGGTATTGTCTCAGGAGGTTCGTTGACTGCTTGGGGAGCTGCTCCACGCTGTCGGTCGGAGTCATCCACAGGGATCCGGCGTGCATCAGGACGGTGGCTCTGATGTCGCTTCTGTAGGCAGTTTTCACCTCAACGGTTTCATCCGGTCGATGGTCTACATAGATGATCAGGGCGCCATCCATGTAGGCCCATTCGACGTCATCGAGTTTTTTAGACCCGACGCTGACGGAATCCACATGCAGGGCTGGATCGAGATTGAGTTCCATCCGCTCGGCATACGGATACGAATACACCGGGACCTGATTCAGGTCACGACCGATGAAGCTGCCGGCGGCCTCGATGGCCGCATCCAGTTTCACGGTGAGATCCCCGTCGAAGTCTTCCACGTCGGCATCGAGCCGGAGGTTGCGCTTCAGCTCGAAAAGCTCTACGAGCGGTTTCTTCATGTATTTCGTATCCATTGCCAAACGAAACGAAAATCAAATCAATCAATACTATAGCCTATGAAAGAATCTCTGGTGACGTGTCTTGTTAGGTAGTCGTGAGGTCCTTGATGGCCGCGAAGGCTTCAGGACGGCGGACCAGGATGTCGTGGTATGCCAGAGCGGATACCTCGATGATGGCCTTGCCCTTACTGGTGAACGGGTCGATGATCATGTCGAGACCACCCCACTGACCGATCAGCAACTCGTTGAAGTTACCGAAGATCATGGCGGAGCAGACGCCGGACGAATCACCCTTCGTCAGGTTGGACGGGATGGCGTTGGTAACGACCACCGGATAGCCGTTGGTCTTGCCATCCTCGAGCAGCCAGTCGGGATAACCGACCACGCTTTCGGTCTTCTTCATCTTGCCGGCCACCTTCGCGTTGGTGACGTATGCCAGCGAGCCGAAGAGGGCGTTGTCGATGGCCACCTCGCTTTCGAGGTCGATGATCTTGGCGCGGGTCGGAGCGCCGCCATTCGTACCCATGACCACTGCGCCGATACCGTCGGTGGCGAGGATACCGGTGGGCTCACCGGACGAACCGGAGCCGTTGAAGGCGGCGGCGTCGAGGGAACCGGCGTGGGCGCGAAGCAGCTCATCCCAGATGATGCGGTCCACTGCCAGCGAGCTCTGCTTGAGCAGGTCGTTGGTGTAGCCGGCGATGATCTGGAGGCGCTTCGGGGTCATGGTGACGGTCGAGAAGGCCAGCTTCGTCACGGAAGCAGCTGCAGCCTCGGCGTACCATGCAGCGGAGGCGGAGCCACCCTTGACGATGGCCACGTTGCCCTGCAGGCCGTCCACATACACGGCACCGAGTTTCTGGCAGACCAGCGCATTGCGGAGACCTTCCAGGTAGCTCATGCGGGTGACGTGGGCGAATTCGGCACCCTCGGTCGAAGTGGAGACGTTGTTCACGTCGATGGTGCGGAGCACGCTGGACGGGATAACGGTCTCGTTCTGGGACGTCTGTCCGGACTTACGCATTTCTTCCAGACCTTCCTGGTTCATCTCGAGCTCGAAGCCGGACAGCTGGCCGGCACGTGCCTCGCGGATGAACTTGGAGATGGAGAAACGCTTGATCTCCTTCTGCTCGGCAGGGGAGATGATAGCACGCTGGGCCTGGAGCCGTGCGATGGCTTCGAGGTTCAGCGCCGTTTCCATTTCACGGCACAGCGTCCTGATTTCTTCATTCGCTGCGTCGATCTGGGCCGCGTCGGTCATGCCTTCCACGGCCTGTCTTTTCGCCTCGAGTTCTTTGGCGATGTCTTTGGAGTTACGCATTTTTGTTATTGAATTGTGCCAGACGCAGCGCTGCGCCGGTGGCGGTTAAAAGTTTCTTTTTCTTCAGCTCGACCTCATCGGCCTGACGGGTGTCGGGCTGTTTCGGAGCCGGGGCCGGCTTTGGATGCTCTTCCAGTTCCCGAGCGATGGAGCGGCGGACGGCATTGGCGTTGGCCGGGATGTTCACCACCGAGACCTCCAGGAGTTCCTGACCGTCGTAGTAGTACACATCCGGATCCTCGCCGGCTCTCTCGTCACCCCAGTGGCCGGGCGCTGTAGGAACGAAACCAACAGACACGGCGTTCAGGCTGCCGAACCGTAATTTGCGGAAGATCTTGTCGGCCTTCGGATTCAGATCGGCAGGCTCGAACTTGATAGAAATAATCAGCTGGCCATCCTCAACCCATGCGCGGCCGATACCGATGACGTCATCCGGATCTGCGGATTTAATAATCGAATCACCGTATAATTCGTGCATATAGCCAACGACGCCATTTTTTTCATAGCGCGTCAAGGACCATTTATTTACCGGCAGCACGGTTTTAAAGCTGTCGATGCTGGAGTCCGACGCCACGAATTCAATGATTCGTTCATCTACGTCTATCTTCCGGATTTGCGGAGAGCAGATCTGGCGGTAGTTAATGGTGGGTTTCTTCTCTTCAGCCATAGAGGTAAGGGATTAGGATTGAGCGGCGGGGATTGCCACCTGCACGACCGACGAATAGTCGTAGATGGTGCCGCGCTTCAGATAGAGGGCGATGTCGTATGTCTTGCCGGCGGTCAGGGCCGGCGTCTTCACATCCACGTTCAGGCTGCTTGCGGCCTTGTGGCTCCAGTTGGTCGTACCGTTCTCACGGTAAGCTGCGCCGCAGGAGGAATAGTCCTTCGTCCAGCCGATGATTCCGGTCACCTGGATCTTGTTGGTATCGACTACGGAACCGCTGGGCGTGCCGAACGCGATGGTGTTTGAGCGAAAGAATTTAGCTTTCATCGTTATTGTCATTTTCGGAGCCCACCTCAACATAGTTGAGCGGGATCCTCGATTTATCCAGTCCGTCGAGCAGCGGCATCTCTTCCAGCTCACGCGCCTCATTGGGCGTCATCCATCCGGAATTGATGGCTTTCTCGTAGTATTGGCTGCGGGCGGCATCATCGCCTCGCATCATGCCCTTCAGGTCGAACTTGACGCTGTATTCGCCCTGCTCGAAGTCCGCGAAGAGCTTGTTTTCGATCTGCTGCTCCAGGCGCTTGCAGAGCGGGCGCAGGGAGTAGGTCGAGAAGAAGATATTCTGTTGCTCGATGTTGCTGAAGGTGGCGTGGGAGAGCTCGGCCAGGAGGTGCGGCGGGACGCTGAAGATTCGGGCGATGTCCTGGATCGAGAGGGTTTCGCTCTGGATGAGGTTGGCGGCCACCGGCGAGATGGAGATGTTCTTGTACTTGATGCCGTATTCCAGCAGCGGGGTCTCGAAGTTCTGGGCGGCATCCTTGTAGTGCTTCATAAAGCTCTCGTATGCCTGATCGCCCAGGTTGTTGTCGGTTTCCAGGACTCCCTTGATGTTGCCGCCCTTCTTATAGAATTCGGCGCTGAACTTTTGGGCGGCGATGCCTCGGCCGATGGCCGGGGCGTTCCATGAGATCGGGTCGATGCCGACGATTCCATCCAAGCTGTAGAACATGAAGTGAAGCACCTCGAAGTTCAGGTAGGTCCCGTTGAGCCATTTCCGGTTGGGATCCGGATCGTTCACGACAAATGCCTTCACGCCGTTGATGAAGGTGATTCTGACATACATCGGAGCGACCTGATGCAGCGCCACCGGGTTCCCCTTCTTATCCCACTGGATCACTGCGAAAGCGTTCCCCCATCCCAGCAGGGCGGACATGACCTGGAACCAGAACGTGAACGTGTCGGTGTAATCATTCGGGGATTGGTGCAGCAGCTTAAAGACGGGATGCTGGGCGGCGGGGACGGCCCCACGGTCGGTGACCAGCTTGACGGTCTTCGGCAGGGCTGCGATGTTCTCGGAGAGTAGCTTGATGGCCGCGAAGATGGCCGTAAAGCGGAGCGCTGTATCGTGATTCACGGCCACCCCGAAATCGAGGTCGTTGATGGAGGCCGGCGTGCCCGTAAAGTCCCCGATCGGGCCTACGAACAGGCTGCGAATCTTTCCAAAAAGTGTCCTTTTCTTTCCCATTTGCGACTAAATTAAGGCGCAAAAACGGGCGAATCAATGGCACTGCACACCGCTGATTTCAATGTGTTCAGCAATGTGAATTATTTGAACAATTCGGGTTGCAATCTGCTTACAATTTTAACGAGCGCAGTTCGTGGGAGGTGTAGATCATGTTGCCAGCTTCGGCAGCCTCTTTGCTCATCCATCCACCGACCGCATTGATGAGGGCAACAACACCGTCGATTTTATTCCTGGACTTGCCCTTGTGGACCTTGATATTGTCATTCGGATCACGGTACAGGACCACGTTTCCGAACATCCATCTGATGACCGGATCGCCCATCAGATCCATATCGGCGCCGGCGATCAGGCCCTCGACTTTCTTGGTCGGCTCGCTCATGGTCTTGATGCCCTGCGGGAATTCGTCGAGGATTTCGCCCAGGCCATCCTTCTGCAGATTCTGGATGATGCCGTGGTATGCCTTATAAGGGTCGAAGGATAGATTCTGAATGTTGTACTGCCGGAGGATCTTGGCGATATCGGCCGACATCATGTCGGTGTCCAGGATTTCGCCGGGCATCGAGTGGATCCACCCGTCTTCCTTCCATTGCCAGTAGTCCACGACGTCCTTATGGTCCGGATCGTTGATTTTCTTGCTCGGGATCCAGTAGTGCATGATGACCGGGTGGCGCGGCTCGTATGGGAAAAAGAGCGCCAGGGCGTTGATGTCCACGTGGGAGGCGATGTCAAGGCCGGCGTAGCATTTCTTTCCCTGGAGGGATTCCCGGTCAGTACGGTAGTTGCACGCCTTTACCTGGTCATCGCTGATCCAGATGTCCGGAGCGTTGACCCAGATGTTCAGGTTTTTCGTCTTGAAGTTGACCTCGATGGTCCCGCCCTTCTTCTGGGCTTCGTCGCATTCGCTCTTGATATAGTCCAGCGAGCAGGCGGTTCCGATGCCCGGGTTCACCTTCCGCCATGTCTTCGGATCCCGCCAGTCATCCCCCTCATCCGGCGCGAAGATCATCACGAATTGGTTATCCTGCTGAATCTTCCCTCTGAGGATGTCAGCCAGGTATTCCATCTGCTGGAAGTATGGCACATTCACGTCGCGGCCGGCGGTCGTGATGGTGAAGATCAGCGGCTGGCGGCGGGCGCCGAGGCCGGATTTCAGGACCTCGAACATATCATTCTTGAGCCAGGCGTGGCGCTCATCGCAGACGGCCATGTGCGGGTTGGATCCGTCCTTATTCTTGAGCTCTCGGGATAGCGGTTTGAAGCTGCTGGCCGTTGACTCCATAGCGATGGCCTTCTTTCCGATCCACAGGAATTGCGAGATGAGCGGGGATTTCTCGGCGATGTTCTTGGCGGTGTCCCACACCACCGACGCCTGCTCCCGGTCCGTGCCGGCGCTGTAGATCTCGGCACCCATCTCCCCGTCGATCATCATGCAGGCCAGGGCCAGCCCGGCGGCATAGGTGGACTTTCCGTTCTTCCTGGGGATGATCACGTCGGCGTAGCGAAAGCGCCGGTACCCGGTCTTTCGGACCTTCCACCCGAAAATCATCATGGTGCAGAATACCTGCCAGTGGTCCAGGGTGAATTCCTGGCCGGCCTTCTCGCCTTTGAAGTGCCGGAGCAGCTTGAAGAAATTGCAGAAACGAAGCCCGGCGGCTTCGTCAAAGTAGTATTTCGGATTCTTCAGGTCGCGCAGATGCCTCCGGACCGCCAGGCGCTCGAATTCGCAGCAGAGCCTCTTCCCTGACGATACGGCCTTCACGTAGTTCCGGAATCTGGCGCCGTAGTCAATCATCCTCCGAGTAGTTTTTGAATCTCGGTGGCCGGATCGATGTTCTTTTCGACCTTCGCCACGTTGGTGCGGGTGAGCGGGGTGAATCCGAATTGACGTGCTATCTCATTGACCATCCTGGTTGCGCGTTCAAGCAGCCGGATGTATGGGTTTTCGATGTAGCCGGTGACGCGGCCGTTGTTATCGTACAGGGTCTTGAGGTCCCCGCGTGCAGCCTCGACGGCGTAGGATAGTGCCCGATCGAGCCAGATGGCGTATAGGATCATGGCTTCCTGGTACGGCTCTTCCATAGCCCCCATCGCGGCCAGTGATTTGCAGCGCATCTCGTAGATCTTGCGCTGGCGGTCGTTGGTCAGGCCCTCAACGTGCTCGATATGCCCCTCAAACGGAAAAACGGGATTATCCGCCGATATGTCATCGACGGATAGCGGCTGGGACGGCGGGGCCTCTTTGTGGAATTTCGACGGCCTGGTCTCGCCCTTCATCCGCTTATCGTAGTTCGGTTTTTTCGGGCGGCCCTTCATTTTTTACAAATATATCAAAAATGCCCGGAGGGATGGATTTGTGCTGCTTGCCAACCACTAATGGTTACACTTGTCCAGATCTCCGGGCATGGTTCAATTCAGTTTCTCGGCTTTCAGGCCGGTCAGTTTCTCCCAACGGGCTATGATCACGTCGCAGTAGTGCGGATCCAGCTCCATCATCCTGCATTTACGGCCCATCTGCTCGCAGGCGATGAGCGTGGTACCGGATCCACCAAAGGTGTCCAGCACGATATCGCCACGGCGGCTGGAATTTCGGATCTGGTAGCCGATCATCGGGATGGGCTTCATCGTCGGATGCTCGGCATCTTTCACTGGCTTGTCGTATCTGAATGCCGTGGTGGCGATACCCTGCTCATCGAAGATGGTTTTGAGTAATTCCTTCGCCTGGGCCTTCGTCATTTTCTCGATTTCGGGCCGATCTTCCCTGACGGTCGTTTCCCGGCGTGAATCGATGAAGTAGTGAGCGCCGGGCTTCCATCCGTAGATGCAGCTTTCGTGGCGCCACTGGTAATCCTGGCGGCCCAGCGTGAATGCGTTTTTTACCCAGATGAGCAGCTGCTTGTAGAGCAGGCCGGCTTTCTCATATTGCTCGATGGCTGCGTCGATCTCGGTGCTGGCCATCCAGACGTAGCAGGCCGCGCCTGGTCTTAATGCCGTTTCGGCCGCCACGAATGCCTTGAGCAGGAATTCGCGGAAGTCCGAATCTCGCATATTGTCATTCTTGATCTTCATCTTATCGGCATTCTCGACATTGACGTTGTAGGGCGGATCCGTGAGCCATAGGTCTGCCATACCCCCCCCCATCAGCGTTTTGATTTCGTCAGGATCCGTGGAGTCACCACACAGAAGCCGGTGCTCGCCGAGTCCCCAGATGTCACCCTCTTTGCAGATGGTTTTCACGGCGTCACGGGATTCGTCGAAGTCATCTTCCTTCGCGGTCTCTTCATGGGCGGCTGGACTCTCTTCATCCGCTCCCCATCCTACAACTCCCCACTGGCCGAGCGGCAGATCTCCCCATTCCTGCTTCAGTAGCTTGAATTCCCATTTGCCGAAGCTGCCATTGTCCTTGATGACGATCTCTTTCAGTTTCTCGACCGGCGTGTCGGGCGGGTAGATATATGCCGGAACGGCCTCCCATTTCAGAAAAACGGCCGCTTCGAAACGGAAGTTTCCGCCGAGGGCCACGAAGATCTCTTCATGCGGGAATAGCAGGACCGGCCTGGCGCTGAAGAGCTCGGGCGTTTCCTGGAGGCTCTTTGCGAGCAGATGTAGGTCATCTTCGGTCCATTCCCGTGGATTTGCGGGCAGGTCCTTGATTTGGCCGGTGTTTTTCTGGATCAGAGATACCGGCACGCGGGTGATTGTTCCGTATTCGAATTGCGCTTTCATCTCGTTACTATTTCTTCGAATCTTTCCCAGCTCTTCGCCTTTCCGTGCTCTATTGCTTTCCCCGAAAGGGTCTGGCACGAACGTAAGTGAAACCATGATGGCACGATGACCGGGATTCTCCATCCTTGCGGGAAGTAGAATCTATCGCCCCACCAATATCCGATTCCGAGATAAATGCTATGAATTTTGATCGGAAGGTACTTTCTGACTTTCTTTGGTAGTTTCATATTTTACGAGTTTATAATTTGCTCCTGGTTCCAGCTTGGCTTCTATCAATTCTTCTCTCCATGCCGTGAATGTTATTTCAAACAGGCCGGTATCCACCGTTTCATGGACGAGCCCATAATGGCGATCGTAGTATTCAATTTCCCGGGTGACTGATTTAATATCGAGTATCTTCATAGTATATCCCCTCCAACGGTTTCGACGAAGTTTTTCAGGAATTCGAACTCTTCCTGGCTGCGATTGATCCGCATATTCTCCCACCTGGGGTTGTTACTCAGGTTCATGGATCCGGTGACATTGAGGAATTCGCCGTCACCGAGGTCTATGGCCATGAACTTGCTGTGATTCGCGGTGAATTTGAAGTGGACCTTCCCCTGCAGCAGCTTGTATGCTCCCGACTGGAAGATCCATTTGTAGCTGTGTGTCTTGTCGAGCAGTACGTAGATATCGGCGGCGGTCTCACCGAGCGTCTGGAGCGCCGCGATTCCGGCCGGCGTGATCGCCCAGGTCCCGACATAGATCCGGCGGATCCGGTCTCTATATCCCAAAACCACCGACGGCGAGTCGAAGGCGCAGCTCATCACGAGCAGTTCCTCGTCATGGCCGAGATTCTGGATCATCGCTGTGATGGTTTCGATGTCCGCTTCGATTTTCCGGGTGTACCGGAAGAATTGCTTGCGGACCTTCGTCTCCAGCTTGTTTTCGCTCACCTGCTGCTGCTCCAGCTGGAGGTCTTCGGACTGGAATCCGACATCGAATTTGAACTCCGGGTCCTCGCCGAAAAGATTCACCATTGGGGATTCGCTATTTTTGGGCGCACGCGAATTTTCCTGGGGGGTGTGGTCTTGAGCGATACGGCTCGAGAGATTTTGACCGCCCCCCCCTGGCATCATCGGTGCGTTTGTTTATAGTTGTTAATCAATACTTTGTCTCGTTGGCCTTTCGCGTGGTTGCAGCGGTCGCAGAGCGGCTGCAGGTTTGTCACATCGAAGAAGTCTTCGCACACCGGATACGGGATAATGTGATCCACTACGGTGGCGGGAGTGACCAGCCCGCGCTTCTGGCATTCAGCGCAGGTGGCGAACTCCGGAGTCTTCCGGAGAGCTGCGCTGAGTTTCGTCCAGCGGCTGGTATGGTACAGGTCATCGGACCGCTTTCGTTCCCGGTCCTCTTCCCGTGGCTGCATCCTATTCAGCCAGGGCCGTTGCATCCTCTGAGGTTTATTCATGCCAATATTTTTTAACAATCATTTTCCTCGTCACCGATACGGACTACGTGTCCTTCCTGTATTTCCGGGTCGGTGTCCATTTGTTTGTCAGCTTCTCGCAGAACCACATGGCGAGATAGCATCCGATGAAATTTGTCGCAGCCTGCACAACGATGGCGATCCATAGGTCAACCTCGGCGATGAATTTAATCACCACCGCCGAAAAAGTGTAGCAGATGCAATTAGCCGTGGATGCGACCATCTTGCTCGACTTTATGACCAGAATGCTTCTCAGGATATGGAGAAACACATTGATCAGCGAAATGATGATATAGATTGCAATCATGGCTATTGATTCTCGATTTGTTTCAGCAGGGCTTCCTTACATTTGTTGAGCCATTCCTGGCGCTCTTCTTCGTTATCGAAGCGGCCCTTATATTCATCGCCATCCCAGAAATGCTCGAGCACCATGACATCATCGTCTGTCAGCTGCGGATTACCATTCGGCAGGTATTCACACGTCAAATGACCGAAGCGCAGGCGGATGTATCCGATGACCCTCGCTCCGATGTATGCCCAGTATTGTTCAGGGCAGGCGCTACAGGTTTGTCTAAGTTTAATCTCTATCATCTTTCTTGTGATTCGATTTTCCAATAAATAACAGCGGCGTGCTGAATATCACGGAGAGGTAAAACAATCCTCCCAGCCAGTGCCAGAAGTTCGTAAAGAAGAATTCGCAGATATACTTTAGCGCTTCCATCTTGTTATTGGTTTTGAATCGGTAGCCTTTCGAGATCCTTCAATGGTATTTCCAGGCGTCCCCACATGATCACCTTCTCCCCATCATCGTATTCATCGATTCTCATCCAGGGATATCCGCCCGACGGCATCCTTTCCCTTCTCCATTGCGGAACATTAAACTCCTGGAGCGATGACACAAAATCACGGAGCTTTGTTAATATCTCCATTCTTCCAGTTTCGACTCCAGCGTCATATTCGCAAGTCCCGATAGCGGTTTCATCTATCAAGCGATTGATCTCATCGGTGATGATTTGTTTGTCAACCATGATCAGAATAGTTTGAGTTGCTGGTAGTCGTTGATGAATTCATCCACCTCGCTCTCGGCTTGCCTGGATCGGATCAGCAGGTCAGTCTTGCGCGGATCCGAGCGGTCGAGGCGGAAGTATTCTTTCTGCAGGTGGCGCATCGTTGCGACCGCGCCGACAAATTCATTGATCGTCAGTTTTGCCATCGTCGTTCATCGGTATTAGTTCGAGGTTGATCCGGCAGGGCCGGCAGGTCCCGCGCTGGAGCGTGGGCATATATTCCTGGGGAAGCGGGATCCGCTCGATTCCGTTCTTCGACCACCAGATGTGATCCTTGACCATTTCGGTCGGTGCGGGGTGTTCGTCGAAGAGGGTGACCGGGCCATCATCGTCCCTGGCCACATACCAGGTGGCGGCGCAGCTCTTCGGTTTCAGCTCGCCGTTGATTCCTTCGATGAG